TTCGCGATAGCATAAGGGTAGTCATTACCCCAATTGATATAACCATCATATAAGAACCAATTTACTGGGAATGTATTCCAAGTTGCTTCATAATAGATAATTGTAGGAACTGTCAAACCTTGAATAGGATAACCACCTACGGGTGTGTTTTGAATTTGGAACATTGGAGTATTCTTGTATGGTCCTAAAGAACCTAGATTCGTACAAGATAACTCAATATAATTACTTTCGTTTCCCGTCGCTTGAAAGCAAATTGTACATAAATTATTAACATACTGAATTTCAAAATAAGGTCTACCATGACCAATTGCAACACTATAACCATATGAACCACTATAACCTTCCGCATTATTATCGCTAAAAGTTTCAATATAATTAATAGATTCATATAGAATAGCCTTATAAATATATTTAGCAAGATACTTACTAGCTGTAGTATTAGGATGAATATTATCACTTGTATTAATAAAATCTTTATTGTGCATAATCCAATTAAGATTATTAATAAAATCGCAGTCACCATCAGCCCAAATGTGGAATGCTTGGTTATAATAGCTAAATCTTTCAAGTTTACGATACCAACCAATAAACCCAAGATGAATAGTACAATTAGGTAACACGCTTCTAACTCTAATTAGAAAGTCATTTAACCTAGTTCTAATTTCTTCATCCGTTGCCAATGATGCGTGTAATAAGTTTCCATCATTAGCACCACCAAAAACATATAAATCAGTAATGCTATTTTTATCGTCTTGTGTCCATGATGCGGTATTGCTATTAAAAATATTAATAAAAGCTTCACTTTTAGAATAGTCCCAACCAAAACCTGCACCACCGACACTCCAATTATAGGCATAAATACTTTTAGGAATCATGCTTTCAAGTAATGTTGAAAATGAAGAACCACCGACACTTTCATCTACTCCATAACTGTCAGTCATAAGAATAAATTTTCTATCTTTTAGTTTAGCAAATTTTTCATTGACATCATTCATAAAATTTTCAAGTTCTTTATCAATGCGTTTAACGGCATCATTAATTTCTTGTTTATTTTGTTCAATAAGTTTACGTCCCTCACTATCTTTTAATGGATATGTTCCGCTGCTCATTTTAAATTTATCAACATATTGTGTCATATTATCACTCCTTATAAGATTTTATTTGTCACGGGATTAGTAAGATTATTTGTAAATACAAATGATAAGCTAGTATCATCAGCGTTATAAATTCCATCAAGTGTAATTTTCCCACTCGCTAAAAGTTCATGTATATTTTTTTCGATTTCTTCTAAAAACTTCTCGTAAATATTTATTAAACCTTTATAACCGTCAATCAAATCTTTATATTGTTTAATCAAAAACCCCAAATCTTGGTCATAGTTTCCAGTATGTGGATAATCATATAAAGCCATAATATTTCCTCCTTAATATGGTAATTGATTTCTGTACGCTACGTGTAGACAAAATTCATCAAAAAACATTCTAGCGATAACTTCATATACATTGAATCTACTTTGTAAATCAATTTCTTGATTAATCATGTCGGCAGTAGTAGTAACACCGATATTTCCTTTTTCTATATCTTCAATAGTTAATTTAATATTTTCTGTTTCATTTCCTCTAGTGTTATTAGTTCCTTTTTCATTCCTATTATTATGAGTGCTTGTCTTACTGTCATTTGAAAAACTGCTAGTATCATAAGCGCTAACTTGGTTAATATCATCGCCATTATCATTAATCGAATTATTATGTGAGTTATCAACAGTATTATCTTTACTTCTTACAGTTGTTTCAATGTGTGTTTTTGTTCCATCTTTATTCCAAATTGGATTATAATCTTTATCATATTTCAATGAATAAAGATAAACTAACTTATCAAATTGGTCTTTGTGTTTTTTAAAAAAGTACTGTACCTTAATTTGTAGTATTTCTATTTCCGGATATATAGGCTCATTCATTCCGCATACATCCATAATAGCATTTATTAATGTATCTTTATCTAATTTATCATTAATATCAATATCTTTAAAAACTTCGTCATAAGTATACAACTGACAAATACTAGCAAAACTAAACATCAATATCACCCTTTTCTTGTTTTATTGTATCAATTACCCTTGAATTAATAGAGAAATGCAAATTATTAATATCATCAAAATTAGGGTTTTCATTGATTTTTTTAGCGCACTCATTAAGTGTATCAATAAATCGAACAATTGTGCAACGTACCTCGCTATTATTAGCATTAACTTCATCACTGTTCAAGCGCTCCCTCTTATCAGTGTTAGCGTTATTGATGCCAATTTCAGTTAGAAACTCATTCATAATACTTCTTTTAGTTAATAGTAAATCATTACCAATGTACGTATTTTTAACATTTAAGAAATAACTACTGTCATTGTCTTTACCGATATTTTTCATCCCTTTTTTTAAGAAGACGGCAGGGTTTCCTCTTGATACATCATCATACATTTTTTGCAGTGATTTAAGTTGTGCATCAGTTTCCGCTTCAAAAACATGAGCAAGTCTAGAGTTATACAATGAAACATTTAAAGAGCAATCAATATTTGCTAATAAAACCGCATAACGATTAATCAATGACATAACCCCTTGAAATGTATTATATTCATAATTGATGTATAATAACTCACCTTTTTCACCAATTTTTTCATCTATATCTCTTAAAACGGGATTATTTATTAAAACGTTAGTCGGCATATAATACATATTTTGACCGTAAAAACCACCCTCCAAAGCTAAAGTTCCAATGTCAGTTTTAACAACGGGAATATAACCGTTTGTTAAAAGAACATCCCACATATTGTCGATATTCCAATTAGACGGATAACCACTAACAGTTAAAACACTTTTTAATTTAGTCATTAATTGAAACTGATAATAAAAGAATGAATTATTAGTCATGTCATTTACTGATTTAGGGTTGTGATGGAAGAACCCTCGTACTAATTCAGTAAAACCGTTTCCATATTCTTTTTTACTCAAGATACACACCTCCATTTAATAAACTATCTATTTCATCTTTATATTGCTTGGGTGCCCAAGTGTTTACGTTTGCGTTTGTTGTTTGTACATAACCACTTAAACCACTTAATGATAATACTTGATTACAAGGTCTACCATAATTTGTAGCTAAACTACTAGGTTCAACATTTGTGTTATGAGAAATACATACAAGTGTTATATCTTTTTTAGATATATAAGAAGTATTACCACCACTTCCGCCAACCGAGCCAACATTTGTACCCATAGCCGATGTGATAGCATTAAAAGCCGAAACTCCCGCACCCGCATAATTTCCCATCAAACCCGCTATACTACCCGCAACCACATTTCCTATAGCCCCCAAAGGATTCCCTTGTGTAACTGTAGATACTTGAATAGGCACTCCCATTTGAGCTACACAACGTGCTTGATTTTCGACAATATAACAAATTTCTCCAACGACACTATCAAGTGTCATATTGATATTAATACTTGATTGACCTTGAAAATTATCGGCATTTAACTCAAGCCATCCATAGGCAGGTAGATAAAGTAATAATGATGTAAATTGGCTTCTATTTCTAAAATCGCTAAAATTCCAAGGGATAGGAATAGAAACTCTTCCCGTAGCATCTCGATTAACGGCATTACCGACAACACCTGTATTATAACCTCCTGCAAATATAATCTCGCTAATAGCTCCCACAATTGTGCAAGGGTTGTATATGCAAGAAGTAATGCAAGAACCCGTATCAGTTAGCATTTTTGAAATTGCATTATTGGGGTCAGTGAACAACTCCGCAAAAGCGTTGTCGCTCATTTTTGACATGATTCTAGCAAGTTGTGAATCAGTAACCGCCACATAAGGATTTGAATGAGTACCAACATAAGAAATGATATATCTAGGTTGTGGTGTAGTGATAAATGATAAGTTAGCACTACTAGTATTGATAATCGCATTTTTAGCGCTTGATAATCGTGAATCAATTAAATCAGTATTGTAATTACTACTCGAATATAAAACATATGCACTTGTACTTTTAATATCATCTTTCCAAGTTGCTAGAACATCAATTTCACAAGAGATTGTCCAAACTCCATTACGAGTGTTAACAATATCAGTTATATAATAGTACCATGTGCCCCATGATAGATAAGAGTAGTTTGTTGGATTCGTAGTTAAAATAAAAGACGGGTTGTAATGGCTACAACCCTCTTTTAAATTAACATTGACGAGAATACCTTTAGAGGGTCTTGTTGTAGAATTTCTTCTTTTTGTAAAATTGTATAGTGTAATCTCCATAACCCTCTCTCCTTTCTAGACATCAGCAATGACAAACACTACAAAGTTTTCGCTTAAATCATTGAAATAAAGTTCTTTATGATGGTAATACGTATTATAGTAACCACCCGCACTATTGAATGGTGTTGTAGAGTTCCAAGAATCTTTTTTATAAAGACCTAAAGCGTCTCTATCATATAACACCGCTAAAATACCACTATACTTTACTTCCGTACCATTACTAGCAATTTTAACATTAATTTCACTTGGTTTTTTGATACTTTGCCAAAAGCTAGTTGTATGATAATTATTTAATTTCACATAGTTATCTCTAAAAGCTTGATATTGAACCACAGTTTCAAGACGACTTTCAAAATCTTCTAGAACACGTAAATGTTGTAAAGATTTAGGTGTATGTCGTGTTTGTGTACCATCATTATATTCATTCGACATGTTTTCCATATATTTTGAATACAAGTTGATACGCGATACACAATAAGCTAAAAATTCTCTATCATGCAAGCATGACGTAACTGTCAAAGTCTTACTAGTTTCAGTATTATACATATCCAATAAATTAATTTGTTTTGTAGCTTTAACTTTTTCTCCAATAAAGTTATTAATACAGTTTCGTGCTAATGTTTCTAAAGATAACTCAATAGCATTTTGAACCTCTCCATAAATAGCCCCAATAAAACCAAACATTGAACTCTCACTTGTAAAAGCTTCTTGTAATTGTTTACGTTTTACAGTCACATAAAATTGATAAGGTGTCTCACTTGTAAAAAATGTTTGTTTGACTTTAGGATTAGCTACTTTATACATATCTACGGATTGCCCTTCGACTAAATTATAGCTTTCATCTTCTGTAGCTTCAGGCATTGAGACTTTAATTTTTTGAACAATGTTACCCCATTGCATAGAATCAAGAACCATGTCGCTATATTTAGATTTGTATTCTCTAAATGAGATAATTGTTCTTCCAATTCTTTGAGCTAACGAATTTAGCCATGTATCCGCTAGACCATTCGTTGTTAAAACAGTTTCACCTAACGAGATTAAACCTTGTTCGTCAACGACCTTCAAGTCAGTTAAACCCATTGTTTGCTTGTTTACTGAATTAACAATATCATAAATTTGTTTTACTGCCATTTTTATAATCCTCCTTTAATTATCATATCTTGAGAAACCCTTAAAAGGATTTTCATTTTTTTCTTCAACGTTAGCGTGTAAAATTGTTTGTTCTAATTTTTTAATTTTTTCTTCTAATTCTTTATTCTTTTTTTCTAATTCATTAAATGTTTCACGTGAAACACTATCATCTTGTTTCGGTTCTTTTGGTTCTTTTGGTTCTTTTGGTTCTTTTGGTTCTTTTGGTTCTTTTGGTTCTTTTGGTTCTTTTGGTTCTTTTGGTTCTTTTGGTTCTTTTGGTTCCATAGTTATTCTCCTTTCTATCCTTTATTTTAAAATAAAAGAGAGGAGTAAAAGATTTCCCAATCAGTACCAGCGTTCCCGCCGTTGGATATGTACCCTCCTCGTCAATTATTATATAATATATTAGATGATAATGTCAACGTATAATATTTTTTAATTTTAATTTCAAGTCATAATCTTGATAAGCAATCATTTTATTATCAATGTATAAATTAAGTTCCCAAGATTTTTCTCGCTTGAAAACTTTTTCATCATCAAATGACGGACATTGACTTTTCATTTTTGAAACATAAATAATGCCACTATCTTTTACTTGATAAAAATATAAATTTTCAAATGAAAAAAGTGGTAGCAACTTATTTCTTTGAATTTTTTTGATGTCGCTAAAATCATCATTGACGAATATATTTGATGTTGCCATTTTTGTGTAGTCGGCTTCTTTTCCTAAAAGTCTATATAAAGCCGTGTTCTTCTTCTCTCTTGATATAGGTACATCAAGCGGTAAATGTAAATAAACTCCTCTCTCTTCATCAATAAATTTTTCTTGATTACATTGTATCATAGCCATTATTTTGCTGGGTAATTCTAACTCTCTTAATATAGCATTATCAAGCATATTTGCATTACCGCATAAAATTATTTTAACTGGTTTTCGTCCGCTAATTTCCCTATTTCTGTTAACCGTTTCAATCATATCAAAGAACAACGTGGCTTGTTTCTTATCAATAGCGGTTTTAATAGGAGATTTAGATATAAATTCGTCATAGAAAATATAGTCATAATCATCAAAATCAGTACCACGATATTTAGCAAATGTTGACAAAGCACCTGCAATTCCATATGACCGTTTAACTATTCTTTCATCATCTTTTTTTAATTCAACTTCTTCTATCAAATAAACTTTTTTCTCTTTGGTAATTTCTATATTAGTCCTGCAATCTCTATTGATTGCTTTAAAAGTGTTTGATTCTCTAGTTAGAGACATTTCCATTTCATTCTCACTTGTACGTAAATAAATAAACTTTCTATCATTATCAGTTATTAAACCTTTTTGGATTGAATAGGATTTGCCGATTCCTCGACCTCCTATAAACAAATAAAGGAAATAGTCCGTATTTTTGACTATTTCCCAAGCATTGAAATAAAGACTTTTTTCTTTATTCATTTTTTAAATTTTTACTTCTAATGAATAGAAAGTATTTCCGCTTTTTGATGTACCGCTAGTGATAACTACGTCCACTGTAGTGAAGTCGATTGCATTATCATTACATAAGTCTAATAGTTCTCTAAATGAATTCATTACAGTTTTTGAGTTTGTTCCTAAAATTTCTCCTTGGTCAGTTAAGAAACTGATACAATCCATTTCTTCTACTTCACCAGTTTCAATGGTAGTGATTGTTGATTTTGTAAAAACATATTCTTTGATTTTGAATACATTGTCAACAAAATTTTTACATCCAATTGAGCCGTTCGCTTTTGCGATAGCCATTGCTTTTAATGGACTTGCGTTACTGTCTACTACTTTAATTGTTACTTGTTTTTTCATTTTTCTTACCTCTTTATTTTCCTTCTCACTCACTATTTACACGGACTTGTGACCGCCTATCTCATTTTTTGGTTGTGTGACGTCGAATTACTTTGATACTGTTATTTTTCTTTAATGTTGTGTTTATTTAATTGTAATTTTTTTGAGATAGGTTAGTTTAAGAAAGAACCTATTTTTTAGGTCTTTCATACGCTTCTTCAATCATCATAAGAACTTCATTGAATGTGTACCACTTATAATATTTATGAATTTTTAAAAAATCTTCTAATGTGAAATTTTTTCTATTTAATTTATTATAAGCAGTAGCTCTACAACATCCTAAAGCTTCCATGATAATTTTAATTGTCAATTTTTTATATTCTCTAGTCATTTTGTATATCCTCTAACTAAATTAATTCTAACATTATAGAATTTATTCGTCAATATCTTTTCTTGAATTTTCTAATAATTTTAATAAGGTTTTATTTAATTCCTCAAATTTATTGCTAAATTCTTTTAAAGTGGTATTATTGTACCACATAAAATAAATAAGACAAGCAACCGCAACCCCGTTATTCACAAATAAATTTACTAATTCTTCCATATATTAATCCTCACTTTCTAGCCCATTTAAAATTGATAGCATTACATCAGTCATACCTAGAGTATAAGTAGTATCTACTAAAGCTATATTACTAGCGTTTTCTATTTGACATCCTTGAACTGTAAGAAAATGTTTCTTATCGTCATTGTAGTATACTGTTTTTCTACCACTATCAAAAAATTCAATACCAATCTTAAAATTAGATAAACCACCTTTTCTTTCTAGTTCTTGAGCCCCACTTTTTTTATTTAGTCCCGCTACAGTAATACCAATTTTATTATTTTGTTTAAATGCATATTTCTTTGCACCTAATGTTATAAACTCACTATAGCCTTTTTCTTTATCATACAATCCTAGAAAATATTTATGATTACCCACGTTGACATAATTAATTATATCATTTTTGGTGCACCAATCAATCATTTCTTGATTGATTTGTTCAAAAACATCATCATGTTTTCCCACAAATTTAACGCTATCCGTGTCAATATATACACAATCTAAACCTATTTTATCAATAGCTTTTTGTAGATTCGTTCGACATATAGCCGTGACGAATAACCCCCATTGATACGTTAAAAAATTATTTCTTTTGCTATAGTATTCTTCTAAAGTAGAGTTTTCTCCTTTTTCCCATTGATCGTTAAATAAATTTTCTTGTCTAATAATATCAGTTACAATCATTCCATATAATGAATTTAATTTATTTTTACTCTTCATGTATTCGTATTCCTTTCCATCAATTCCTTTTAGTTGCGATTTCAAAGTGAAAAATTCTAATACGGTATTAGTTAGTTCTTTTGGAAGAAAACCTTTATGAGAGTAGTAGAAATCTTCTACACGTACATTTTCTTCATCATAGTCATATTGATTTATGAATATTTGATAGTCATAGTTTGTCATAGCTATTTTAATAAAATCCGCTTCTAAAATGCGTCCATTATAGCAATACTCTTTGCCCTTGAATTTGGTTTCATAGTTTGGAGCTATAAATTCGATACATTTAGAATACGGGATATAAGGAAATGGAACACCTTTTTTTAACTTTACCTTTTCAAATGAATAATACGCCAGTGTACAATAACGATTATTATAATCATCTAACATATCAAGAGATTTTATCGTTTCTTCTTGGAATGGTGTGATTGGATAAAGACCACTTATCATAGCATACGGGTATGCGCTAGACATATCATAAGACGATACGTCATAGTTAATAAAGTTCGTTTTAAAACGATTTGAAGCGGTATTACCACCTCGAAAGGCATCCTTGCATAATTGATAAAGTTTATCATCTAATTTTAAATCTAAAAATTGCTTTCTATTCTTTTTATTTTTTCTCATGTTTGTACGGCATTCTCTACGTACATAACCAGTTGATGTAAAAGGAATTGATTCAAGTGTATCTTCTTTTAAAAGATAAATAATAGCTTCATATAAACCCATGACATCATTATAGCAATACCCTAATTCACTCATTGAAAGAAGTGTGTTAGGGGTAAATATTTTCTTATAATCTAAATCTCCAGTACCTTTAAAATAATGGGCGTTAGGTGTATTCTCTATGAATTTTTTTAAGTTCATATTTGATAAAAGATAAGAACATCTAAATTCGATATTAAAATCTTTTGATATTGCTTTTAGGGGCTTTCGTTTATCTATTGCAAATACATCCGTAAGCTTAATCCAAGAATAGATAAATTGAAATTCATAAGAAAAGTTATGAATAAAGCATACTAGTTTATGCTTTTTATCATAATTTTTTAATGCTCTATTCATTTTTCTTAAAAAAGTTAGAAACTCGTTCCAAGTTCTACCAAAGCAAATATATCCATCTATACATATTTGCCAATGATACATATAACCCTCGAAAGTTCCATCAGTTTTTTCTATTGTTGTTGTTTCAATATCAAATGTCATTAGATGACTGATATATTTTTTGGTTGATGATATTAAAGGGTTTGCTTTTTTAATACGAGTATATGGAAAATCTTCTTGATTGTATGCTTTTACAATAGCTTTAGTGTTGTTAAAATTAACTAAACATCCTATCATTGTTATCAATCCTTATTTTTTTTTTTTTTCTTGATTTTAAAGCTTGAATATTTCGTCTAAATTTATCCTTATCAAACTCATGCGTGAAGCGTTTCCATTCACGAATAAATTCTTTATCACTTACACCACTTAAGCGTGCGCTTTCCCAATCTTCAATTAAATTTGTAGAACCATAGCCTTTGTCTTTTGCTTCATTTAAAAATTGACCTCCACCAATATTTAGAAAAGTTCGAAAATCGTCGACATTTAGACTTTTTGAAACATTTGGAGCGGAGTATTTTAATCTTGTTTGTAACGTTTCTACGGCTTTCTCCAACCCCGTTTGAATTGTTTGTTCTACGTAGCTTACGCTAGTTGTAGATGATGCGTATTTAGCATATAAATCTACGTTTAAGTCATAAAGTTCTTCACTTGTTAATTTTTCTAGTTGTCTTTTACTTGTTGTATAACGATTTAACCCCGTTTCGCTTTGGGTTCTTTTATACGCGTATGATTTATTTTCTATTCCCGCTTTTTCTAGTTCTCTATATCTTCTATTAATGATTTTTGATAGGTACTTCGCATTATCAATTAAAGTTTCTCTTGTTTCATCATCATATTTTAAACGTCGTAGATTTACTATTTTTTTATCTTGTTCTTTTATCCTTTTTTCTCTTAAATCGTCTACGTATTTTTTTAAACCTTTATTTAGAGCCATAAAATCACCTCGTATATAGTCTAACATATTAGACAAGTGTTGTAAATAGTCTATTATGCGTATATAATTATAGCATATCAAAAAAGGAGGAATAAATATGAATGTTAATAATTTTATCGCGAAAATTTTAGCTTATGAAAAATTACCTACAATTTACAAATTAGGTAAATTTATGAATAGTTACCGTAAAGGTAAAAACGGAAATTATTTGGAGTGCGATTGTAGCGGACTAATTAAAGGCACTTTGTGGGGTTATCCCTATAATGGAAAATATGGTAATATTTATCCGGATGTTAACGCAAACACGATTATGTCTAATTATTGTTATAATCAATCTAGTAATTTTAATAATATTAGTAGAGGGGAGTTTGTATGGATGAATGGGCATATCGGTGTGTATATTGGTAATGGAAAAGTTTGTGAGTGTTCCCCTAAATGGGAGAATGGCATTCAAATTACTAATTTAAAGGCTAGAAAATGGGCTAAACATGGATATAGTAAGTGGCTTGATTATTCTAGTAATACTAATACTAATAAAACATGGGATATTGAAGCGATCGCAAGAGATGTTTTAAATGGTAAATATGGAAATGGTCATGAGACTAGAAAGAAAATGATTGGTTGTGATGATACTACGTATCAAAAAATTAGAAAAAGAGTAAATGAATTGAGTAAATAAAAAGGATAGTTTTAACTATCCTTTTATTTCTATCACACTTTTTTTCGAAGTTTTATATTTACTTGTATATATCGTATTGGTGATTTCACGTCTACTGTTTCTATTGTTTTATCTACAATATCATATTTACTTGATTCTAATTCTAACATATCTAATGATATAGTATATATAAAGGTATTGTAGCTTAGAAAAGAAGTTACTGTATGTCCATTAAATAGTAATAGTATTTCTAAAATTTGTTCACGTTTAATACTGTCTTCAAAAATTTTTTCTAATTCATTCCATAATATCATAATTCTTCCTCCTAAATAATAAATAAATAAATAAATATTACAATTATTAATGCTAGACATAGCATAGCGTTAGCATTTAGAAGCATTTATAATCACCTCACAATCAATAATAGAAAAAGGAAAGTCTTCTATTTCTTGTATAACTTTTACCACTTTATTTTTTAAAATAAATGCCGATAACATAACAAATAACTCTTTAGGGTTTCCACTTGCAATTAACATTTTATGTTTATATTCAATCATTACAAAATTTTCTTTAGTTTCTCTTAAATATTTTTCTAAATCCATCTTTTTTAT